CATAAAAGCATTGTCAAAGTTTCTTTTCTTTAACAAGTCTCTCAACACTACGTCTGCTTTATCGTCTAATAATTTTTTTATTTCATTGGGTTTTAATCCCAAAATTTCATTTGTTGTTAATTTTACAACTTGACCTTTTATCAACTCTTCTCTAGCGCTTTTCCATTTAGCGCTGTTATAAGGAACCACATGATCAACGTTATCAATAAAAGCTCGATACGATTGATAACCGTATTTTTCAAGATTGGCTTCAACTGCTTCAGCATAACCAGGGACTATAAATTTTTTATTAGCAATAAGTTTTTTACTCATGGAATCAATTTGTGTACGGGTTCTTCCTGAATATTTAGCAAAGGAAAACTTGGGCGCTCTCTCTTCGGTCCATGTTATTTCTTTTGTTTTTGGATTGACTTCTTCCGTTATGGTTTTAAACCAATTCTTTTTTGTCATGTATTGATCATCAATGGCTTTAAGATTCTTCATGGCTTGGTTACGAGTTTTTTTATCTGCACCATAAGTTGCTCTTCTGATGTTGTCTGCCACGTCTACCAATTCGTCTTTTGACATTTTTCCGCTTTTATTAAGCCAATTAAAACCGCCCCATAAGTTTCCTAAATTGTTTTCTAATTGAGTTAACTCTTTATTAACAGCCGCAGTCTTTGCTGCTTTTGCTTCTGCCGCCTCAACCGTGGTGAAAGCACCTTGTGGACGAAATTTTGAAAGCGTTGTTGCTAATTTATCGCCCCTTAATTGTCCTTCATCAAGAACATTTCTAAGATTGTCTTTTTTATTTTGCATCCATTTAGCGGCAGCCATCGCTGATTTAGATTGCCCTGCAACTTTAGCAGTGCCAGCGCCGGCTGCTTTTAAACCTTTCCAAAGTGCTGGCAGTCCCAACATAATTAATCCACCTTCAGCACCGACTCTAAATCTTTGAGCAATTCGATTTGATGCATTAATTTTTTCGTCTAAAAAATTTACTTCATTCTGTGGGTTGGTTGGGCCAAAGAAGTTTGGATCCATTTTGTCATACATACCTTTGACAATTCCCAATTCTGGAGTGTCTGCTGTGGTGGCAACAAAATCGGCTGCTGCTACTGGAGCTACGGTGTGTTTTATAAACGATGGTTTTTTAACATACTTACTGCTTTGATCAAAAAGTTGTTTGCTTTTAGGCCTAAGTAAACTTTTACGAGCCATTTTTGTTGCGATGCTTGCTGGTGCTCCAAATTGAAATAAGGCGGAAGATATATTTCCAGCTGTACTGATTGGCTTTTCAACCTTGTGTTTTTCAAAGTAATCGGTGACATCGGATGTATAATCAGTGCCCTTGGCTAAGTCATATGCTGTTGTTGCTAATTCAATGGGTCCTTGAATCAAACCTGTTGTTAACCCATAGATGGGTCCTTTAATAAAGGTTTCTCCCAACGTTGAAAAATCGCCAGTCTTTTTTCTTAACTCTCGTCTTGCTTTCTTTTTGGCGACTTCTGGATCGTCTGTACTGTTGACAGTAAAAAGCTGTCCGCCTACTTTTACTGTTACAGGCATTAGTCTTCTATAACTGTAGGCACATTAATATTTTTTAACATTGATGTCAGTTCATCTGTGTCCATCATATCAAGTATGTTCATAATCTCTAATCTGATTTGTGCGCCTGTTTTACTTCCACCCATGTCCATGTGTTCTGGGTGTTTTTCAAAGTTAACACCGAATCGCTCAAAAGCTGTGTTTATGTACTGTGCTTTTAAGTCATCCTTGTTTACTATTTTACCGTCGTATAAATCTGTCATATCCAACAACTCTTTAGGGCTGTACCCTGACATTCTAGACAGTTCTTCAATCTCTTTGGCTTGATCAGACTGAGGAAGACCCATTCTTTCTTCTGCAAAGATATTGGCTGCATCAGCAAGATTGACTTGTCTTGTGCCTGGAGCATTCATCATTTCACCAAGACGACCTGTGGTGCTAACGATGTCTTGAAAAATTCTGCTTTTTTCTCTTGCTCTGAGCTCTTCTTGTTTAACTCTTTCAATTTCTTTAAGTCTTTCAAGTTCTGCATCAGGATCTGCCAACACTTGTTGTGCGTCTTCTTCACCGCCGTCAAACAGTCTGCTACCACCGGCAGCAGCAAGAAGACCGGTCGTCAACTTGTTGTTCATAATAAGATCTTTTGCTCGTCCGGTTAAACCTCTAGTAGTTGTTGAACCCACGTTTAAAATAGCTTGTGCCGGTTGTCTTTTATAAAAACTACCATCTTTACTTTTGCCCCAAACATCTATCCATTTTTGTTTGTTTTCTGACCACACTTGTTCTCCGCCATCTTTTCCTAGTTTTTTACCCTTCCCTTTGGTTTTTGCTTTTATTACTTTTTTTCCGCCAAAAAGCAATCTACCAGCAGCGCTTGTACCTAAACGTCTTGCTCCTACCCATCTCACTACAGGAATTGCTAAAGATGCCATTGCTGCTGCATCAATTGGGTTCTCTTTAATCCACTCTAATACAGATTGTCGTTCTTCAGGAGGAAGCTCTTTTAATTGTTGTTCAACACTTGCATCACCACCGTTGGCCATATTGACTGGAACAATCCCACTGACAATACCGCCAGCATTGTACTCTTTAGGTTTTTCCATAAAACCGCCCGTGGCTACATCTGTTGGATTAAAGATATTGTAAATATCAGCTATGCTTTTACCAATTCCCAACAAACTACCTATTCCTTGAACAGTTTCTCCAGCACTGGTCGGTTGCTGATACATCTGAGGTTGATATATCTTAGTGTCGTATCCGCCAATCAACTCACCCGGTCTCATGCCTTGCAAGACTCCCATGCCTTTCATGATTCTTTCCCAAGGCTCTTGTGATTTTCTCATGGCTGCGTCGTACATTCGACTTAGACCTGTTTCGTAAATGTCTCGTCCCTGTCCTCCGTACTGATTCATCATGTTCAGATAATTCATCATTTCTTGTTGTCGTTGACCGCCGAGTCCTAGAACTTGTCCTGCAATACCGCCCAAACCTCCAGCAGCACCACTCATGGCAGCCATACGCCTAGCGTTTTCAGCCATTGCTGCATCTCTAGCGCTTTGGAATCCTTGACTTCTGATGCCAGCAAGTGCTTGCATGATTCCTCGATCCGACTCTCTTTGTCTTTCTTTTGCCAGCAATCTGCTTCTGGAACCGCCAAAAGCACCGCTGCTTACATCTTGTGCACGGCCTGCAATGTCTTGTTGAGCCGATGTTCTTCTCATTCTTTCCAACGTATCGTCTACCACTTGGCTTTCAAATGGATCATAGTAGGGAGAAATCATTCTTGATGGATCAAAACCACCCGTTGAAGCTCTGTATCCTCCGGCTGCTTCGCCCATTAACTGAGAAGAGGTGTCATAAGCAGGCGTATAGGGACTGGCTCCTGATAAACCGTATCTTGCCTGCATCATCAATGGAGTCATTCCTGCCGTTTGTTGCAATGGAATGTCTTGAGGCATGTTAATCAAGCCACCTACACCACCTGGTGTGCCGAATACACCAGAACCTAATCTTCTTGTGTAGTCTTCATAGTAAGGTTGGTAAAATTTATAACCTGCCTGTGGTGCGGTTAAACCTCTAGAATCTATTGATTGTGTGGTTGATAAATTTGTCATTATCCGTTCCTCATTTGTTTAGCCAACTGTTGTCCTATGGCTTGCTGTAAATACATTTGTCTAGCGCCCGCTAATCGTTGTTGTTCTGGGTCCATTGCAACCTCTTGTGGCATGCCTTGATTGAGCAATGCCATTGCACCAATGCCTCGGTTCGCTTCAGCATTGGTCACAAACTCACCATCGGATAACATGGCTGGTATATCATCACTGGTTTCAGTGCCTGGACCTTCGGTTAATCCGTTGCGCCTTATAAACTTTCCTTCAGCCACATATTGAACCCCAGGGATTCTTTGTGATGTTAGGTTTTGAATCATTGCTTCTGGTGGCGGTCCTGCTGTAAACGAGAACGGTCCGCCTTGTTGTGCGTTGTATTGTTTGGTGACTTCAGAAGCAAATGGATAATAAATCGGTGCATTTGTATTTGGTAAATACATTGGTTGCCCTACACCGCCTCCAGGCATAGCGCCGTAATTTGCGGTGGCTCCAAATCCAGAGGGATCAAATTGACTAGATGCAAATGATCCAATGCCACCTCCACCCATAGAATCCTCTCGTCCTGATTGACCTATTGATTTTCCAAGACCGAGCATTGAAAGTATGCCTAAGATTCCTTGTATTCCAAGCTTGTCGTAAGCTTTGGATAACATGCCTTTGATTCCGCCGTCTTCACCTTCAACAGTTTCATCGCCACCAGCTCCACCATCGGCTCCACCACCAGCTCCACCACCAGCTCCACCACCAGCTCCACCTGTGCTAATAATATTCCCTTGGTCGTCAATATCAAGATTGCCAGCATTTGTTATATCATCAGGGTCAAGACCAGATATTCCACTTACTTGATCTTTTCCAATAATTGTAGGTTCACTAACAGGATATTCTCCTTCAAACCAAGGTTCGTTTTTATAAATTTCATATAACTCTCTTTTAAAAGCATCTCCAGCATTTCTAAACTGTTCGTTAACTGTTTCTGCAAGATTTTCTGCAGCATCGGTTATGCCATAATAGTCTGAAGCTGGACCTGCATATTTCTTAATTGGGTCTATAATATTTTTATTAATGGTTTCTATACCAGGACTAAGAAGGCTTGTAATCCCATAAACTTTATCAAAAATAGTGTTTTCAGGATCTGTAACAAAACTTTCAGTGGTTTTTTTATCAGTTATATTTTTAAATTCATCAATAACATCATCGTACAAACCTAAAGCCCTGTAACCAAATGGAGGTTTCCCAGTAACTGTAATCTCTTCCATTGTTGCCGGAGTTAAAATATCAATAACTTCTTCTCTGGTTCCAATGTAATTGTCGATGTCTTCGGGGTTGCTGTGTTTGGCAATGATTTCTTCAAATAATTCGTTTTGAATATTTAGATCATCTGTACCACTAAGCGAACCTCCTCCGTAAGCTTCAATTATTGCGGTCATAACCGCCGCATCACTGACGTCGTCAGTATCAGAAAATCCTCCTAGAGGCGGTAATCCAATTGTTTGATCAGTAGCCATTAATCATCCCCATATTGTGGTTTCGGCGCTCCTTCTCTCATAAAAGTGCCGTGTTTTTTATAATATTCTTTCAGTTCTTTAAAGTTAAGCAAGTTTCTAGGCACGCCTGTGCTAGAAGCATAACTGACTGGAGGGCTTGCAGCCACTCTATCAAATGCATCGTATGCACCCGATCCAAAACCTTGTCCTTTTTTTCTGTTTACAAAATTCATTACTGTTTGTGCAAAAGGCGTGTCTGCAAATCTGTCAATTAATCTATCAAATTTACGATTTTCTTTTCTAATCTTGCGTTGATATATACCCTGTAATCCTCCAGCGCCCTTGCCTCCGCCTTTTCCGCCAGGAGCATTGTAGATGCCACTAGAAATTCTTGACAATGCTCCAGCGGTTTCCATATTTTTTATTGATTCTGGACTAAGACCTCTTGTTTCAGTAGAACTTGAAACTGGGTCTGTAAAAGGATCTAATAAAGGATTTGAAGATCGGTTTTTATTAGCAAGCTCAGCAAGATATTTAACAACACCAAACCCACCTCCAGTCAATGCATTTGCACCCGCTGTTAACATTCCTGATGGGTTAAATTGAGAGCCTCCTGATGAACCGCCAGGATTTAACATTCCAGATAAAACACTAAGTGCAGCGCCGCCATTGGCCATATTCACAATGCCGCCACTAGCCATTCTATTGTTTTCGGATTGGCGCAAAAGAACTTCCAACCCACCTGGTGTTGGAGTTACGCCTAATTGTTCTGCAATGTCTTCTCTCATTTTCGCATCACATAAGTTTGCGAAGATCCCACGAGCCGAGAATCTCTACATTATATCTATGAATCAGTTTATAAATCAATGGATATTGCTCCATTGGTGCTCACCGATAATGAGCCGACACCGCCTGTTGCGCTGACTCCTCTAGTGGTCCCAGAGTAAATGTCATACCATTTAGACCCATCAAAAACTTGTAAACTTTGAGCATTCATGTTCCAAATGACATCGCCGGTGTTAAATTTGTTTTGATTAAGAGTCGTTAAATTGTATTGAGGAGTGGCTGTAGGATCGAATCCACCTAAGTTTAACTCCAACACACGAACCAAACGATTATAAACGTCGGGCGAAACCTCTCCTTGGGCATTAGGAAGCCTTGTTTCAAGCAGTTTTGCCATTAACGCTTACCGTTAGGTCTAATTTCCATCCGAGTAGCTCCTACACGAAATCCTAAACCTTCTCTCAATCCTTCTGAATTGTCATCGTCTGACTCAAAACGAAGAACAACTTGTCTGGCTCTAGCTCTCGTATTGATGTTTGTTGTAGAAGAAGTAACGGAAGTGGTCGATGCAGTGCTTAAACTTTCTGCTGGCCAGTTTCGTTTTTTAAGCACAATATTCATCGCCGCAACACTGTTTGTGCCTGTGAATTTTATATCGGGAATAATGCGATTAACAAAAGTAAAGTAATCGCCTTCTTGAATATCCAAACTACTGGACTCAATATAAACATTATCCATCGGCGATCCATCTGCATCGTTGCCTGTTTCGTGTTTATACAAATAGTTATAAGTATCTGTGCCTGTTGCTCTTGGGTAATCTTCAACGCCCTCATCTAACCATGAGTGTCTTGCCAATTGTCCAATAGACCAGGTTTGTTCAACGTAGTTATAAAGAACATAACGATCAATCTCTGTACTGCTTCCAGAACAATAAAACCAACCGATTTCATCAAACGCTTTGTTTAAAAACCCAAACACTTTATACGATTGAACTAAATTAATGTCGCTAAACACATAATCATGAACCGAAGACGGCAATGCAGAGACTGAGCCGTTGTAAAAATAAAATCCTTTTAGGTCCATCCAAAAAACACCGTTGGGTGCATTGATTGAAGCTTTAGGGCCAATCAGACCCACGCCTTCGTTGACTAAATTTGTGCTAAAAACATAAGGAGAACCAATAAATGTCATTGAATACAAAGACATGTCTGTCCAAACAAGCGTTTCTTGCCTTGCTCTTAACCCACCAACAATGGATGAGCCTGCCGATAAACGAAAAGAACCAGCCGTATTGCTTAAAGTTGGCTCCCATTGAGTTGCGTTTTCTTGATCGGACCAACAAACAAACATGGGATCAATGGATCCAGTCCTTGCCGTGCCTGAATCATTTAAAGGATCTGCACCTAAACAAATAACGTGTCGGTCAATGTCACTAACCAATACTTGCAAAGCTTTGGTAGGCGGTAAATTAGCACCCGATAAAGAACTCAGAGCAACAGCTCTGGTCGAAAGCCCACTGCTTTGGTCCCAATAATAAACGCCACCGGCTCTTGGATTAATAATGAGGTCTTCGCCAAAATTGTCATGACTCCATAATCTCAACTGATTGGTTTCTGAAAGGGCAGACGTTGAGCCAAAACCACCCGATCCCCAAGAAGATGCACCCCACCCTGAACCAGGGACATAATCATCGAGGCCCACGTTAATTTGATAAGCACCAACCGTGCTTGATCCACCATTGCCCGAATCACTGCTGTTGGCTAAAACAGTGTCGCCGTCAGTGTCCTTGGCTTCAATGGTATAACTGTTGTCATTAACAATGGTTGCTATTTGATACTCTTGATTAAGCACGTTGGCAACAATGTTGCCGCCTAAACTGGCTGCACCGCTAAAAGTAACAAAATCATTTTGTACTGCGCCGTGAGCTGTGTCGCTTACTGTTATTGTTGCATCGTCATTTGCAACTTTTGCAAAAGTAACATCACCCGCTGAAGTTGTAGCTCTTATAGGAGTAATGTCATTAAAAACATTTCCTGACTCCACATAATATTTCCATGTTGTGCCAATTCCTAAAAATTTAGTGGTGCTTAAATTAACCCAACCATGCAATGCTCTTGCTATTCCTAAGACATAATTAGATGTAATTTTCTGCCAACCGCCTATTTTTTCAGGCAATCCTTTTCTAAATCTTATTAAATTAGCATCAAACCAACCGCCTTCGTTGCTGTAATCGGTTCCTTCTCGGTTAATACCGGGTTTTAATATGTATTTGCTGTACGGCATTTAAATATAATAACTTTTATTTTTTAACTAAACTACCACCAAAGTACATACCAATTATGGCAGATACTAAATTGGTATCTAATTGAGTTATGACCAAACCTTGAAATGTAATCCATTCAAAAACCTCTCGCCCCTCTCTAAAAAACATAAAACCTGGACGCCAGTTTGTATATCCAACAGTGACATCAACCATTGGGTAAAACACTGCTACCAGTTTTGGCAATAACACAATTGCAAAAATAGCAGTCAATGCAATAATTCTTCTGGTCCAAGCAAAACCCTTGTCCTTCACATCTCTTGCAGCAGCAACGGCCTTCATTTCGAACTCGCCTCTCGTTATGAGAAGTTTTTGTTGTTCTTCTTTAGCCTTTCTGCTTTGCGACCAAATGCTTAATAAACTACTCAACAAGGTTGAACCAAGCATGGTTATAATTTCAAAAGGAAAACCCATAATTGAGTTTACTTTTTAGGTTTTACTGCAACGGTAGTATATGCTTCATTAACGTCTGGCGTTGATTTATCATCACCTACATACTTGCCATCTTCATCTCTGGCACGAACTTTTTCTTCTTTGTAACCAAGAAATGTTGTTTTGAACCATTTTGTTAGCCCTATTTTTTTTGCATACAGCATATTGTCCTCCTTATACTCTACTAAATGATCTGTTCTTTTTTTTAGGAACAATTCTTAAATTGCTTGTTTTACCATTTCGTGGATTTCCATCTACATGATGCACATCCATTCCATCGCCTTTTTTTACTTTGCCTTTTTTCTTTAATTCATTTCTGCTTTTGTTTCTTGCAGCCCTGTTTAATTTTTGTTCTGGCCTAGAGTGATAATTTTTATATTCGCTTGCATAATCTCTTTTTTTCTTTGTAGACATTATTTTATGTTTTTTTATGGCTATTGGTATAAAGACCAAACCAAGCTGCTCCAGCACCCACAACAATTGAAATTAAACCTGATTGCTCAAAACTAGGATCAGGCAAGTCCATGAACCAGAATGTTGTGAAATACAATAGATACATATACACAGCTAAAAAAGCTCTAGGTATAATTCTCCAAGAATCTATTGCTTGTGCTACAAAAATAAATTTTTGATAAGGGTTATCATTCTTTACATCTTCAAGTTCTCTGATTCGATCTTTAAGCGCAGAGTTTTCTTGAAGCATCTCCATAAACTTGGATAAATCCATCTCAACTTCGTTGCGGGACATGTCTCCGCCGAATCTACTGCTAGGGTGGTAATCTTGTTCGTCACTCATATCAATTCGCCAATGGGTTATCGTTTTTGTTTTTCAGGCTTTGGACATCATCATAT